AGATGGATTGAGAAAGAATAATGCACTTGAATTTACGGTTGAAGAAATTGGGTTTACATCAGAAGAAAATCATGGTTACTTGAAATTGAAACTACCTTATCAATACTCAAAGATAGACGGAAGAATTAAAAAAGGCGACAAAGTTGATGTCGTGTTACTTCCGTAGCCTTGCACATAACGGACGGTGCTTTATTTAGTGCCGACTTAGAAAGATAAATTAACAATTAAAAACGAAACATAAAATGGAAAAGAAAACTTCAAAAAAAGTAGGAACTAAGGCATTGAATAAAGCACTTGTTATGCCATCGTTGCCTACGATAGATGAAATTAAATTAGAGCCTGTATATGGTAGCGCTTACTGCCAATATAGTGTGATTGAAAATAAGTTGGAGATACTTTACAAGAACCAAGAAAAGTTGTTACAGGCTATAAAGTTGCTTGGCAATGGGGCATAACGTATCGGGTATTGCCGAAGGCGGCATTTAGAAAACGAAAATTTCATTAACAACTAAAATAAATAAGATGAACGAAACTTTAAACAACAACAAAACTGCCGCTTTTGGCAATACCTTGTTAGCAGCAGGTTTTACACCTATTGCTGAACAGAAGCCAAATGGAGTAAATTCAGACGGAAGCCGTGCATGGGTATTAGCTGCATGGTCGGAAAATAATCAGCAGATAAAAGTATTTGCAGATAAAATAGGAACAGGAAGCTGCACGGCTGATTATTGGAAGTCGATATAAACTTGCTGCTAACGGTTTGCAGATTGGCGGTCGTTTTAATGCCGCCAATGTGCTGTTATACGCTGTTTGTTTTAATTTTTTGTGCGGTGGTAATTAATCATTAAATCATTAAAAAGAATGTTAGATATTAGAAATATAGATTGTATGGAATTGATGAAGCAGTATGAGGACAATTACTTTGACCTTGCTATTGTTGACCCTCCTTATGGACTTGGCAAAAAACTAAAACCGAGAGGAGGAATGATTGGAAAATATGGTTCGTTTGAGGGAATGGGTGAGCATAGTTGGGATAACAAACCGCCTACGCAAGAATATTTTGACGAACTGCGAAGGGTAAGCAAAGAACAAATTATCTGGGGAGGTAACTACTTTATTGAAAACTTAAAGAACACACAATGCTTTTTAGTTTGGGATAAACAGAATGGAGGAAACCCAATGGCGGATTGCGAACTTGCTTGGACATCATTTAAAAATAAAGTTGCACGATTATATTCTGGGCACATATTTAAGGGGATAGGATGCACAAACTATCATTCAATTCATCCGACACAAAAACCTGTGCTACTTTACAACTGGATATTAGACCGATTTGCGGAGAAGGGAATGAAGATACTTGACACACATTTAGGGAGTGGCTCAATTGCGATTTCTTGCCACTATGCTGGACTTGCTTTAACGGCTTGTGAGATTGATAAGGATTATTACGAAAAAGCATTAAAAAGAATTGCAGAAGAAACGGCTCAAACTGAATTGTTATTTAATCATTAAATCATTTGAGCGTGGGCAAAAAAAAATTAAAACAAATTGCATATAACACAAAGCTAAATGACGTTTTAATGTCTTTTAGCAACTGTTATGCGGAATGTAAAACCTTAAACAACAAGAACAATGAAAGTAAAAATAACATTTGACTTACCCGAAGACGAACACGAATTTTACTGCGCAACTAAAGGCAAAGATATGTTTGTAGTTATTTGGAATCTTCAACAAGAACTCCGTAAGCTATACAAGTACGAAGAACTAAACGAAGACGAATGGAATATGGTTGAAAGGCTACGGGACTTCTTAAACGATAGCCTAAATGAAAACGAAATAAACTTAAATAAATAACAAATGGAAACAAAAAAAAACACAGGAGCGATTTTTAAGAACGACAAAAAGCAAGGTAACCAACCCGACTACCGAGGAAAAGGAAATTTTCACGGATTAGAATTTGATATATCTTTATGGTTTAAAGAATCTTCAAAAGGTACAAAGTATTTTTCTTGTTCATTTAGCGAACCATACGTGAACGAAAAGCCTAAACAAGTTAACACCCAAGCAATAGAAGAAGACGATTTACCATTTTGATTATGTTTATAGACGATAATTCATTACGGAAGGAGTTAAAAGAAATTCTCCTTACCAAAACACGAAACCAAGTAGTCAAGGAAATAAAGTCCAAAGGTTTAAAGATGCATCAGTACACGATAGACAGATTTTTGTCGGGAGCGTTGGTAAGCATAAAAACGTTAAGAACCTTGGACGAATACGTTTACAGGGTAAGCAAGGGAATGTAACATTAAGCCGACTTTTTTAGTCGGTTTTTTTGTTTTTTGTTGCGATTAAAAATTAATCATTATATTTGACTACAAACTAAACAAAATGGAATGGCTTAACATAGTAGCAAAAGACCATAAGGAATGGGTAAAAGTAGTCGAATCTTTTGGCGAAGATTTTTTTGCTGAAGACATTGTTCAAGAAGCCTACCTACGAATTTACAAGTATTGCCAACCCGAAAACATAATTAAGAATGGTCAAGTTAACAAAGGATTTATGTATTTTACTCTTCGCAATCTTTACCTTTTACATCTACGCAGTAATTCACGATTGGAAAAAATCCCGCTCGAACAAGTCGTAATTAAAGACGAACCAAGCGAAATGGAAAGAGAAGAAGCCTACTACAAGTTATTAATGAAGATACAAGACGAAGTGGACTCGTGGCATTGGTACGACCAAAAGCTATTCGAAGTTTATAAGGACACAGATTTAAGCATACGAGACATAGCCAAAGAAACAACTATTTCGAGCAGTTCGATTTTCAACACCTTAAAAAACTGCAAAGCAAAAATAAAAGAAGCCGTAGGAGAAGAATACGAGGACTACAAAAACACGGATTTTGAATTAATAAAATGAAAGCAAAAAGAAGGGTATTAACTGAAATGATAAAGAAAACGGGTTGGAGTTCCCAAGCCCTGCGAGAAATAAAGGTTAAGTTTTGGCTATCCAAAGAATATACGACCTACCCAAAAGAACACCACGGGTTAGAAGTATTAATAGCGGACAACTTAAAAGACGACACTATTATTTTAGGAACTAAAGAACAAGTATTAACATATAAACAATAAATTATGGCACGAAAGAAAAAACAAGCCGAAGGATTAGGCGACACCGTAGAACAAATTTTAGAAGTTACGGGAGTAGCAAAAGTTGCTAAATGGATTTTAGGCGAAGATTGCGGGTGCGAAGAACGTAAACAAAAGCTAAACGAACTTTGGCGTTACAAGAAACCCGAATGCCTAACGGAAGACGAATACAACTTTTTAGATAAATTCTACAACCGACAAAGAAGTAGCGTTAGTCCAAGCGAACAAAGAGAAATCTTAAAAATTTACAATAGGGTTTTACACGAAAAACAACAACCTACCCAATGCGGTTCTTGCTTACGAGAAATCGTTAATAAGTTGAATACCCTTTACGCAGTTTACAAAGAAGAAAAAGATGCCACTACCGAAGCCGAATCCACAGGAGAATAAAAAAGAATTCGTTATGCGTTGTATGTCGGACGAAACAATGGTAAAAGAATTTCCCGAAACCGACCAACGTTTAGCAGTTTGTTCAACTACTTACGAAGAAAATTTAAAGGATGCAAATAGTAAAGGTAAACGAGGTTAAACCAAACCCGAAGAACCCCCGCCTAATTAAAGACGATAAGTTTAAGAAACTTGTAAAGAGTATTCAAGAGTTTCCCGATATGCTAAATAAACGCCCGTTAATCGTTTTTACGGACACGGACAGTAAATATGTTGTATTAGGTGGTAATATGCGCTTAAAAGCCTTAAAAGAACTAAACTACAAAGAAGTACCGATAATCTTAGCAGACGAATGGACGGAAGAACAAAAAGCAGAGTTTTTAATCAAAGATAACGTAGGATTCGGGGAGTGGGATTGGGATAGTTTAGCAAACGAATGGGATACTGAAAGGTTAGATGAGTGGGGATTAGATTTACCAATAATAATGGACGAACCAAGTTACGAAGATTTAATAGGCGAAGAAAAGAATAAACCCGCCACAATGAAAATAACTTTTACAAGCCCCGAACAATTACAAAAAGCCGAAATAGAAATACAAGAACTTTTAGATAGGAATTATTTAGGTGCTTATTTTAGCGTTTCAGCGGGGGAAATATGAAGTTAGAAATTGCATCGAATAAAGCTATTAAATATGCTTGCTTAAATTTTCACTATGCAAAAGCAGTACCTACTTATTCAATAGGTTATTCAGTGTTTGAAAATAATATATGGTGCGGAGTTATTTTATTTGGCGGTGGTGCTTCGGTTAATATGCCCGCAAAGTTTAATTTAAGAAATGGTCAATATTTAGAATTAAATAGAATGGCATTAAACGGAAAACAATCTTCAACAAGTAAAGTTTTATCGATAGCAATTAAACTAATTAAAAAAGAATGCCCTACTGTTAGAATGTTATTTAGTTATGCGGATAAAGGACAAGAACATAAAGGGATAATTTACCAAGCCACAAATTGGTATTACATTGAAAATATAGAAAGCAGCGGAACTGAATATTTATTAAACGGAATATGGAAACACGATAGGGGTAGATATAATTGGGGGGTAGATTTTAAGAAATTACCAAAAAGAAAAAAAGCAGGGAAGCA